GCTGCTTTGGCAGAATGCGTAGATAAGTGGCTTTCTGCTAATTCTGTTATTTCTTTTTTGAGATTACGCACGACTTTAGGATAACTGTGGTCAGAATACCCAGCAATCCTAGCCGCTTCTCGTGGATTTCCTCGTGCTTCTGTGAAAAGTACGTCTAGAAACCTTTCTTGCATGTCTGTTAAGTTTCTTTTTTGAGTCTTTGTTATAGAAGAATCCATGATTTGCGTTTATTATCTCCATTATATCCTTAAAAGGAAGTTTTTTTATTTTATTTATGTCTAGATCTAGCATAATTTTTATATTATTCGTGA